AACTTATGATTCTATTAGTTCGCGCCGTAGAATCCGGCGCTCATTTAAACGGTCCATTGGCGATTTGATTTTATCTTCCTCGCAGGTATGGATATAGATCATCGTTGTCTCGACATTTTGATGACCCATATATTCCTGAATCTCTTTAACACCAACGCCGCTGCGATATAAATGCGTCGCAAAACAATGACGCAAAACATGTGGCGTAACGTGTTTGTTTATTTTTCCTTTTCGCGCAGCCTCCTTGACTGCCTTTTGTAGACTTGTCTCGAAAATATGATGCCGACGTACATGCCCAGAGCGTGGATCGGTCGAAAGTTGTCCTGCCGGGAAAACATATTGCCAATACCATTCATAAGGCGCATTCCGATATTTGTTTGCCAGGGCATACGGTAATTCAACTTCACCATATCCCATTGCCAAATCTTCCTGATGCTGCGCCTTGACTTTGGCAAGATGCAATTTAAGAGCCGGGACAACCGATTCGGGTAACAATGTCAACCTGTCTTGATTTGATTTTGTATCCCGCAGGATAATTTTCATATTATCGAAATCAACATCTTTCACTCGCAAGCGCAGGCACTCCATCAGTCGGAGACCACCGCCATAAAGCAATTCAGCCATGATGCGATAAACACCATGCATGTTTTCCATCAATCGCATTACTTCGTTTTCGGTTAAAACGGTTGGCAGGTGTTTTTCTTTTTTTGCACGTATCAGGCTTACATCCCCGATCTGCACTTCCATCACTTTATACATAAACAGAATTGCTGAAAGCGCCTGGTTCTGCGTTTGCGGACTGTAATTTTTGACCACCGCCAGATGTGTAATATATGCACATACCCCTTCTGTTGCTACTTCGCGCGGATGCCTTGGCAAATGGAAACGCACATATCCCCGAATCCATCTTAGGTATGTCTGTTCAGTCTTATAAGAATAACCTTTTGTTCGTAAAGCTTCTCTCATCGTTTCCATCAATTTTTTAGCCATAAGATCACGCCTCCGCATCCGCTTTCAACAATCCAGTGCCACATCGGCTTTTTCCGTTTATCATCCGTTACTTACTCGCTCCTCTACCTCCTGTTGCACGCGGACATTCCTCGTGTATTGGTGCAACATCACCGGCACCAACCCGTTTTTGAACTGGCATTTCCCTTCGTCGATACTGGGAAATTCATCCTTATAACTCTTCCGGTCGACTGCGCTGGCAAACAGTGGCGCTGCGTTAAAGCACCAACCCCCATCTACTTTCGTAAAAAGTGTTTTTTCCTGGTAGCGCGGCTCGCGCAGCAGGATATTCAGTGCCGCCTGGTCATGGTTTCTGGCCCTTGGTTTCCTTGCGCACATCTGATAGATTTCCTCCCCCAGCCTGACCAGCGTCCCGGCGCGCACGGCCAGCGAACCAGCGTTATATAATAGTTCCCCTGCCATCTGCTTCCAATGTTCCGGGAAGGACTTGCGCAGGTTCTCCCTTGCCCACGCCTTGCCTGAAAAAGTTACCCCCTCCGAAGCCACCACGATGGACTTGTCCTGCGGCACCTGCGCCAGGAATTCGGCAGGGTCGCGCTGGAAAACCAGGTCATCCACATCCGTAAATATCACCCAGGTTTCTTCCGCCAGCGTCCCAGCCAGCCTGGCGGCATCCCTGAAGCGGTCAATCACTACCTGGTTGGTCAATCGCCCTGGATGAACCTGGATGCCATACTCACATAACTGGTCAATTGCCCATTGGTCTGCTTCATAAACCAGCATGTGGATCTCACCCTCGAAACCGGCCAACTGTAAGGATTTCCACCAGGTTTCGATTGTCTCGAAGGAATTACCCTGAACTGCACCCAACACGATCACCGGGCAGTTTGGATTTAGGGAGTTACGTTTGGTTTTAGGAATTGTGGTCATGATCGTCTCGGTCGCCATCTCCCCGCGGAGCGCTTTCTGTCGCCATGGCCATGTATCCACATACGCTCGCATCTCTTCTCTCGACATTGCGCGCATCTTTTCCAATTCTGCATGGTTGGCCGCGAAATATGGATTGGCCTTGCTTGAGTTGACGCCAACAAAGTGGTTGAGATGGAATAAGGACCCTGGCGTCATGCGCACATCGTAGCCCAGCAGCTTGAAGCGGTCGTTGCGTTCGCAGTCTTCAGGCCCGAACGAAACCATATTCTCATTTTCCATGCCGCCATCGATAAACGACTCTTTGTTGAACATCACCGCGCCGCCCACGCTGTTATGCCCCACATGGCGTCCCTTGAACTGGAAATCCCCCACGATGCCAATATCATGCTGCTTCTGGATTTTCTCGTACCAGGGGATGCGCGGCATTCGCCCAAAGCGGCCATCATACGGAAATACAACATCCGCGCCATTGCGCAACTGCTCCACCGCCACCAATATCTGCATTGGCGGGATGATCACATCGCAGTCCCAATTCACGACAAATTTGGTTGCGCTCAGTTTGAACATCTCGTTCAGCATCTTTGTCCGGTGGAATGTTCCCAGGCGGAAAGGGATATATTTCGCCCACTGACTCGAATATTTGAAGGATGTGCCTCCCTGCTCGCCGATGATGAAATTTGTCTCAAATGCCGCCCGCAACAGGTGCGTGCTTAGATCGAAATTTTTGCGCCGGTCAGCATGATCCAACGCAACCGGAATGGTAAAAGTGACATCCTGCAACGGGATTTTATAGCTGTCTTTTTCGTGCCGTATCCAGCGCTCGGGGTAATAATCCTTTGGATCGCAATTTTCCAACAGCTTGCCTTTATGCAGGTTTCCGCAGTGGATGATTTTGCTATGCTTTTTCTCTCCCAGCCAGGCGCACCACCATCCGAACGTGGAATTTGAAATGATGAAGTGGTCACAGCAGCTTGCCAGCAACATATCCTCGATGTCGCTGTTGCCAACGCTGAAGAAGGCATTCGGCATACACTCGAAATGTGTGCGGCAGTATTCGATGTCATCCGATGTGAACAGGATGTTGTAATTACGCCACTTCGGGAAATGGCTCAGGAGCGCATCGATATAATAATTTACCGAAAGCTGGAGATAGTTTTCGTTTCCAACATAATCCCCTCTTCTTATTTGGATGCAAATCGTTTTCTTCTTGAATAAATCTTCATGCTTCGCCTTGCATTCTGCCACCAACGCTTTCTTGAATTTCAAACGTGTCGATCCAAAGTATTTCTCGCTCTGCATATATCCATACAGATCGCATGACGCCTGCAAATCCCAATCATAATGATGAAAATGTTTTTCTTCCACCCGGTTGGTCATCAACTCGCCATGCGGAAGCTGGATCTCGAAATAGCCTTCATACCCCCACGCTGGGAAGCTGGCACTGGCCTTGTATTTTTCTGCTATCCCCAAGGTGGACGCCACCTGGAACAACTGGTTGCCCAACCGTCCGTGCTTGCCAAGTTGCGAAAAAGAGATGTTCATTGGTTATTCCTCTCGTTTGCTGATAGTCTGGAATCCAGGAAACCCTTCGTATATGCCAGCTTGAACAATCCATCTCCCGCCAGTTGATCGTGAGAACTTGCACCCATGTGATACCAAACATCATCATCCAGCATCTCATAGTGTTGTGTAGAATCCTTCCGGTTTACATCCTGCTCGGCAAAACGAATGCTATGATGTTCGATCTCATAATCATCCGCATTGAAATCCTTATTCAAGACATCGTAATTGGCGCCGCCTGTGTCAAGTGCATATTTCCAGGATGCTCTAAAATCCAGGACCCGGTCGCCGACAAAATCCAGTCTATAGAAGTTGGTTATTACGTGCATACACCATGCTGCACTCTTCTGGCTCCTGATAACCTTTCCATACATCCCCAGACCATCAAGATAGGGTCTTATGTCAAACTCTTTAACTAAAAAACAGTCATGATCCAGAAAGCCAAAATACTTTGGTTTTCTTTCCCTTACACAGTTCAGAAAAAGCCAGTTCATGGTGGTTCCGAGTTTCATGGTTGGATCGAAAGTTTGTTCATGTTGATAGTAATTATCGGGGGCCTTCAGATAGGTTATGCCTTCTCTTATGCACAGTTCAAGCACATCGTTGGATGTTTCCGGGTGCAGCCAGTTATTGTTATCCACCACAATTATATTGAAAGGGCTCTTGAAGAACCTCCGCAGTGTTTTGACCTGGTATTCAACCAGAAACGGGTTGTTGAATGTGATTACATAAACATCCACCTCGTTCCTACTCTCATTACTATAGAGATAACTGGGACAGGCCTCTGCCTTTATGCCAAAATAACTCCTGTAAAATTCAACCTGTGGAACGTGCTTATCGGTCATTGGTGGGTAGATCATTGGATAATCTCCTTGACCAGTTCGAAATATTTTTTCTGCTTTTCCAATTCCGTGTGGAGTGGAATCAGCGAAAACAGCAGGCTGGCCGTGATGGTTTTCAGGAACTCCAGACGTTCTTGAGAAAAGTTGCCGGTAAACCAATTCTCGAAGTATTCCCTCAAGTCTTTTAAATAAGTTTCATTGATCTCACAGTCATTCAGGATGAAGTCGTACCCCCACAGCGATTGGTAAATCTTGGCAAAATCATAAAAAATATCGCCATAAATGGTTTCCACCTCGCCAACCTTTCCCCTCATATCAATAAATCGGATCAACTGGTTATTGCACAAGAAAACATTGCTGAAAACCAGGTCTCCGTGAATAATTCCTTCTATGGGGATATGTCGACACAGTTTCTCAGTGATTTCTTTGAAATAGCATTCCGCTTCGTTCGAGACTGCTTGGTAATCGAACCCAGCATACCGCTGCCTGATTTTGTCATTGTAGTTGGCGTTGTAGTCGATGGAATCAACCAACTTCTCCAGGGTATGAATTTTGGTGACGGTATCCAGCAAATTCCGCAGGTTTTCTTTTGTTAGGGAATTGTTTACCAGCAGGTAGCTGAAAACAATCCCGTTGATTTTTTCCATTTTGATGGTCTTGCCCTCGATGAAGATGACCTGCGCAAAATGCTCCTTGATGGCCTGTGGAATATGGCGATACCAGTAAATCTCCCCCGGGTTGTCGGTAGTTTTGATGACACAATCACCATCATAGGTGATGTTGTTGAAATGCCTCGCTTCAATTCTGGCATTATAGAACCCGGTTTCCTTTTCCACATCAAAGGCGCTGACAGAAAGATCGTCGATGTAAAAGTGGGCAAATGGCTTTCCAAAATAGATTTCATTGAACGGGATATCGTACTTCTTCAGGGTCCCGAAGACATCCTCGTAAGCATTCCTGGTAGCTAGTCCTGCATTTAAACCGCTGCTCAACATCCGTCTGGCTGTCTGGATGATGATGATGTGGCCCTGGTCGTGCAAATATCGCGCAAGCTTGATATTTTTCATAATTGGAGCCACGCTTTTATAGTTATTCTTTTCGTCAGGAAAGCTGACCAGCGTCCCATCCAAATCGAAACAGAAGCGCTTTTTGTTGGTATTGTTGTTCGAACAATAGGTTTTGAGTTGTTCGGGCGTTCCCAGGCATACAAAATTCTTTATTGGAAAGGCCAGCACAACTTCATGGTTCACTATCATCCTGGCATATACATTGGAGACGTAATATTCTCCGTTCGACTTGTCTTCGGCGTTCAAGATTTGTTCGCAATATTCTTTCAGCAGTTTTCCGTTTCTAAAGGCATAAGCGCCGGTGCAGGCATGATGCGATACCTTGATTTTCTCCTTGATTTCGAACACCCTGTTTCGGGGGTCAATTTTTATGTAGGAAAACATCGCCTCTTTTGATTTATCTTCAAAGTAGAAAATGCAGTTTTCGCTTGTCTCCCTTGCCATCCTTACAATGTCATCGGTGTAGAACGTGTCGCAATCGACCACCAGTGTCATCTCGTCCAAACTTCCTATTTTATTCAGCCCACACAGGATGGTCTCTGCCGGTCCGCGCGTGTCATATTTCAGCAAAATGAAATTCAAATCAAGGCCGTAGAATCGCTTCTTGAGCACATTTTTGAAGTGATACTTCTCCAATCTCTGGGTATACACAATAAATATCTTGTCTGATTTCTCGACCTTCAGGCTTTCGATGACGCGCGCGATAAGCGCTTCTCCAAGAACGTTGACCAGCGGTTTGGGCCTGGAATAACCATCTTCTGCAAACCGCTTTCCAAGACCGGCAGCGGGGATGATAATATTCATGGCTACAACTCCGATTTGTTGCAATTGCTATCAGCTGAAGGCCGATAGTAAATGTCATCTACTCGGAGAGATGCAAGTAAAGCATATCCATTCCTGCAAAGTATTTCTCCAACTTGCTCTCTGACCATTGGGTCTTCGTTATGTTCGAAAACAATCAACCCAAAGCTGTACTGACTGAAATCGATGCTTTTGAAGATCTCTAGTTCGGCGCCTTCCACGTCAACCGACAAAAACTCGATGTGCTTTGGCATGGCATAATCCGCGCACAATTGAGTAAATGTGATGGTCTCCACCTGCACTTCTTCGTAGTCGCAGAACTCTACGATCAGCGGCCAGTGCGCCGCCAATCTATCTTTGAAGCCTGAGAAATAAGAAACATCGCCGCCATAGCGTCTGTCGATGCTGACTTTGATAAACGCGCGCGGCAGCCCATCCAGGCTGACCGCCTTTTGGCATAACTTGCATTGGCGCTGTTCGAAATTGGATGGGAATGGATCGACGCATAAACCCGTCCAGCCCTTCTCCCGTTCCAGGTAGAGCGTCTGGCTGATTATTTCTCCGTTCCAGCAGCCGATCTCCAAAAAGGTGCCTGGCTCCGTAAAATTCTCATCCAAATATTTTTCTATCTTATGCTGGCTAAATCTGATGTCATCATCTGGTAAGTTGCTCATCTTTATCCTCGCAATCCTTGAAATTGCTTTAACTTTCCGTTTCATCCGTTGTCTCTTGACCCCACGTCCTGCGCTTACCGCACACAGAACAGGTCACGCCAATCATGGAGCCATACAACACGCCCAGCACTTCTGGTGGACGTTTGCCGGGATGACGCGGATCGACGGCATCCCGGTACAACAACAGCACCATTCTTCCGCGCCCATTCCGGCGCATCTGTCCCAGCACGTGACCTTTCTTTTCTTTGCATTTCCATTCCACAAGTTCCCGTTCCATCCATACCTTTACCTTCTCCCTTCCACGTTTTTTTCACGACCCCGATTTTGATTTTCATAACAATTCCGGAAAAATCGGCCCGCAGACGATCACCGCCGCCCTGGGCATCCACTCGCGCGCCAGAATGGGAATATTGATGCCCTCGCATGTGCCGCCTAAATCCATCCGCTCGGGAGCATTTTTGGGCAGTTCCTGCACCACCGCCATATGCGGCGCTGCATCGTAATTTCCCCAGTACAAATCCGCCGCATCCTGGATGATATTCCGCATCCGCTCCCGGCCTGTTCGCCGCCAGAAGACGCCATTGTATAGGTCGCTTTCATTTCCATCCCACACCCACGGTCGCACGCGGATCACATCCCGATATGGCCACCATAACTCCAGATGATGACGCTGGATCAGTTTCCCTTCCACCGCATCGATGTCCAGATACCAATCCCGGCAGTGGCTCGGAACATGCTCCTCCAACGCCGCCGCCAGGTCAACAGGCTGCCCAACCCGCACCAGGTGCAGGTAATTCAATCCCTGTCCAAACTCGAACCGCTTCTCCAGGATGACGGTATCGTTCATCTCTCCTCCGTTTCCCCTTCCCCTAAATTGACATGCTCTTTGTCAATTTGGGGGAAGGTCGGGATGGGGGTCTGCCCTGGCAACTGCCTCCACTCAACTCCATCCAGCAGGTGACCGGCCATCCCGCGCCCCACCTGGCACATCACATCATCCCCAATCCTTACCGGCTTATGCTTGAAGGTTGTCCCAGCGCCAATATTCAAATCCTTTATCGGAGTCCACTCGCCCCATTGCTTAAAGAAAAATGGGATATCCCACAGTTGGCAAAACTCCCGCGCGGACCGCGCCGCGGCTGGCGGCATCGGCCTTGCCCCATTCCCGCTTTCCCCGCCGCAGCCCAGCCAGTTCAAAAACTCCCAGCCTAACCAATCCACCGCTTCGAGAGCCGGTTCATAACTGACCTCGATGAAACCCATCTTATGGATGGTTTTCATCGAGGTCAGGCGTTCCTTGGCGCGCGCATCATTCTCGATGCTGGTGCCAATCAAGATGTTTTTTGGCACATTCATGTTGATGCTCAGCCAGTTATCCAACCACATCACTGCAATTTCCGGGCGCTTTGTTAGCACCATGAAATCCACATCATTGCGATAGGCCAAAGCATCAAAAACGAGTCTGATGCTGAACTTATCCATCCACTCGCCGAATAAATCGGTCATGTCGCAGGGGAATACCATCGCCCGCGAGCGCCCATTTTTGAAGGGACCATGCGGCTTGAAAGTGCGGATCGCGAGCAGCTCTTTATGCTTGAGATAAACCGTTACCCGGTGCAGGTTGGGCAGGGTGTATTCCAGCCCGGTTCCCAACCGCATGTTAAACGTCGACGCCCAGCAGTGCGCGCAGCCCTCGCTCTTGCGCACACAGGCGTAACCATCCTTATTCGGGTTATCAGAAACGAACGCGCGGATCGGGTTGGTCACATAATCAGCCCATTCAATCTTGGTTTTTGTTGGCATCTTGGCCTCCATTGAAAAAAGGATCATCGATAATCAGTAAATCAGCTTGTGCACCTTTGATGGTTGCCGGATCGCCTGGCACCAATCGCTTTATCCTGTATGCAATGGAAGGATGGCAAACCAACGTGTCGCCATTCATCATGAACGATAATGGGATGGTGATTCTTACTATCCGAAAGAATGGCCGTTGAGAATTCGGTTTATGAGTGCTCGGTATTCCTCGAACTTTTTCCTTGGTTTTGTAAGCGTAGTTACTTTCAATAATTCGAATATTTCGAGCAAGATAATATGGCGGTTTCCCATTCAAATGCTGTTCGCCAAGAACCTTCTCAATTTGAACTATGGATTCGGCAAAACTAGCACTCGATAAATTAGTTGGGGTAAGAAATCTTGTAGATATGCCCATTGCTTCTACTAGATTTTTGTCAAGTTCTTGTCTAATTGGGTTCAAAAATTGCTGCGCAAATTCATCCAAGTCCATCTCAGACCTCCACTCGTTTGAACTCGATCACCCACACCCACGGATTGATATCCCAGCCAAACCCACGCTTGGCATTGATTTCATCCCACAGCTTGTGAAAATAAAACACAGAGAACCCTTGCATCATATGATCTTCATTGGTAACACCTTCGGCAATCGCATCTTCTAGACTGACTTCCTGTACCCGTTCCACCCTCACCTTGACAATCTTCAGCGTGATTCGGCTGGCCCCCCAGTGCGGCATAAACCGCGCAGCTCGTGTCCGCCCTGCCCATCCCGGTTTCGGTCCATCGGCCAAATACCAAATTTTCAACAGACTTCGGGAAAATTTTGGAATTTTGCTTCCAGGCAGATGATCATATTCTTTAGCAATTGCCCATGTTTCCTTCACCCAAAGCTGGTCACTTGGCTTGCCATATTTGCACCATTCGACAAATTTCTCAGGTTCATCTTCAGGGGTCAAACAAAGCATCAGTGATGAAGGGATCACTCGTCGTGTCTGCGTTTTTCGTTGGTCAATAATCGCACGTACCATCTCTCTGGAAAATAGAATGGGTCGTTGTTTCATCGCCTGCCATCCTTTCCGCAATACCCGCACACGCACGCCGGTGGCTCTTTCTTTTCCCATGCCGCCAGGATACCCAGCATCTTCGCCTCGAGCCGCTCGGCCCGCTCCAGGTCATATTGAACCCGCATCACTTTATGCTCGAACGTCTCCCGGCAGATGTAGATTACCCATGTCGTCCGCCATCCACCGTATTTCATGTATAACTGCACTTGGTCGATATGCTCCCATAGCGCACTTTTACTCTGGCAAACTCGCTCGAACTTCTTCACCGTTACTGACTTGATTTCCAGCAGGTCTCCCCAGAACGTCACCCCGTCCACGTGTCCGCGAATACGCGCTTCCTTCGGGCATACCAACTCGATCTTTGCTTCTTTCGCCAATCTCATCTCGATCAACCTGGCCAGCGCATCCCGCTCGAACAAATACCCCGCATAACACATCTGGTGGTTGAAATCCGACATTGCCTGATTTCCATTCACCAGCAGTTCATACGTTGCCCTCGGGCACTTCCCCGCCTGGCTGATCCCCAGGTAACCCCGGTTCTCCTCCAACCCGCTGTTCTTGCGCAGCCAATACTTTATGTTGCTTTCAAATGTTCCTGTGTCCATCGTTACTCCCTTTCTCCTTCCCCTAAATCCTGCTTTTGGATTTGGGGCTGTTTCGCCCCGGTGTTCTTTCCGGGGAAGGCCAGGATGGGGGCTTCTTCCACCCCGATCCATAAATGCCCTGGCAAAACAGACCTGAATGGTCGGACAAGAATTTTTCCTGTTTGATGCGCATCAGGCTCAGGATGGCTTTTGTCCAACATTCCTGGGTTCACCAGGCAGGTATCCGGCGTCCGCCCATACTTCTGACGGTAATAATCCGCCGCTCGTTGGATTTTGACATCCAGTGTGGTCTTCGGATCATTGTCGAACCACATCATGCCAGTATTCATTCCACTACCCTCCCCAGCTCCACAGGCAGCATGGCGCTATATAAATTGACCTGCTTCCCACCCGCCAGCAGGAACATCACGATCTGCGCTTTTGTCGTCGCGTGCGGCAATGGTTGCACCATCCGCAGGCAATTATCTGGCTCGACTTCCAGGCTGGCCTGTCCGGTGGGGCGCATACAGTTGTCATAACCAAATGCCTCGCAGCCCAGCAATTCGAAATCCATCACATACCTCCTTCCAAAACTTGCTCAAGGGCTTCGTCGGATAAATCTTCGATAGGCAAACTATTCATAACAACCCGCTTCTCAATGGCTTCCTTTGCGTACTTCTTCCACGTTCGCGCCTGGCGCTTCGGGTCCTCACCTTGGATGCCGTATCTTTTGACAATCTCACTCACCGGAGCTTTGATGATCCACTCCCAATCACCCTCCGGGACATCCGGCCAGCGCCGGACGCTCGCCGCTGCCCCACCGGTGACTTTCTGCGACCCACCGGAGCTATCCGGCGACTGCGCGGGCGCTTTCCGGAGAGTCTCCGCCCTGATTTTCTCGATCTTCCGGAGATTCTCCTCCTCGATTTTCTTCAAATCCGTTTCATGCGCCAACCGCAATTTCTCTTCTTCCAAATGATGCGCAAACTCGCGCTCCTCGCGTTCCCGTTCCAATGCGAGTGCCTCGGCCTTTTGTTTCTCCGCCGTATCAATTTCCATTTTCGTTGACAGTCTCACCAACCGCTTACCCAACTGATTCCGCAACGCGATCATGATCCCGCCAATCACCCCGAACAGCGAAAGCAAACCCAACGTTACCTTTTGCCAGGCATCGCCGCCATCCAGGATGGCATTCACCAGCAATACCGCTGCCAGGTACACTGCCGCCCCAGCGATGGCTACCCAGAATGCTGGATCGAACAATTCGCGTGATTTGCGCTCCACCTGGTTGGCCTCGTAAATATCAATTGCCGTTGTGATGCACACAAAGCCCATTCCCTCCACCACCAGGCCAACCACTACGGCCTGCCATGGCAAAAGACCCAGCTTCTGTACATTTTGGTATGTCATCACTGCCGGGATCGCACTTCCTGCCCAGGGCATCGCACTCGCCACATAATCCACAATCGTCGCTGTCATCTATTCATCCTCTCCCTCCCCTACCGCCCTTGTTTGCACAATAATAGCAAATTTTCGGGAGAATGCGTGCGTGCGCACGCACGCAGGGCAGTGGGGGAGTGGTTGTCAGGCTGACTTATGCGTCAAAACCTGCTCGAAAAATTCAGGGTGCGCAATACGATAACGTCCGTCTTCCAATTTCCATGCGATATGATTGTTCATCATCCAATCGCCGAAAATATCGTAAGAACCATCCTTGACCAGCGGATTGCTCGCTCCGGTCATTTGCGCTTCGGTATAGCGTCGCCCATCCACCATCAGGCGCGCTACATCCAGCAGTACATCCCACTCCACCGGCAAATCGGCAAAACGCAAACTGCCCCACCCGTAAGCATCCAATGTTTCGAGTTTGATTTTCGGTATTGGTATGGCTATGGGAGAAGTATCAGGAAAAGTGGTAGTAATATGCGGCCTGCGCAAAACATAAATCAATGGAGATACTACTAGAACACAGACTATCAGCAGGATCAACGGTTTGAATGCCTCCATCAACATAATGGTGTCCATATTTTTGGCCTGACTATTGGATATGGCTATCACCACCACCTGGGTTGGAGCGTAAGCCGTACCGGTCGCGCTGGAACTATTCATCGTGGCCTGAATATTGAACTGGGTATCCTTCGTGCTCTGTGCAGCCACCGTCAGCGGAATGCTGGTCGGGTATGCCGTCCAGGTTGCTGCATCGGCTTGCGCCGTCATTTGCTTGTATCCCAGTTCACGCTGCTCGGCGTCGCTGGTGGCCTGTACTGGAATTGCCTCGGCTGCCGCGGCAGTCTCGCGCGCTGAGATGGCTGTCGCCCGGTCAGCGTCCGATTTGGCTGCCAATTCCGCTACAACCGTTTCCAACTGTCCGCTATAAGTTGGCGCAGGACTGGCGGTGGCAGTTTTCTCGACCATAACAGCTTGCGGAGTGTTCAAAGATGCCGCTGTGGCACCCTGCTTTACAGTGTGTGTGGCAGTCTGCGGACTGCATGATGAGAATAACCATGCAAATACCACAACGATGAATAGTATAGTAATTCCCCATCCCCAGCCCATCCCCCCCCCCGACATGGCTTTGTATCGCCGCGCCGGTTGCTGCGCGTATTTCGCAGGAATTGGTGTGTTGCTATAGATAGGTTCTGGGGGATATGACCAACCACAACTCATTTCTCTGGCGTAATTCGCATGGTCAGTCGACAGGTTACTTTCAATATTTTTCACGCGGACAATTGCATTAGCTTCTACTTGATCATTGGCATAAACTTGTAGTCTATGAAGTGCTTCCCGTTCAGTGTTAGAGTATTCATACCAGACGGGAGCGCCCATATTATTTTGAAGCAGGATTCCGGCTGGTGGCACTTCGGTACCAAACGAAACATGCCCTAACTCTCTACCTACATCTCTGGAACTGATATGAATATCAACGCTATCATAGGTACGATAACCACCAGTTTCCTTGATGGCTTGCTCAATATGCTTTTCTCGCTCACTAAAATCATCCTGCTCTGGTATCCCTGACATTTTTCCTGCCTTTCCTTAGAGTGAAGATTGATCTTCACTAGTGAAAGTCTTGAGTAGTACAATCTTCACTTTTGGCGATACCGTTATGACTTTTTTCCAATATATATATACTTACTGGATAGGTATGTTCACTAATACTCACTTTTCGCGATTTTGGGCCCGTTTTTGCTTGTTCGCACCCCAATTTTGTTGGGGTTTGGCCTTTTGTAGGGGCGAAGCGACGCTCCGCCTTTCCATTAGTGAAGAAGTGAACAAGTATTTCACCCGTTTCGGGTGAAAAAATTATTTATTTTACCTGCCCTGAAAAGCGATTTTATTTTCAGGGCAGCAGATAGGGGGCGTAAGATCTTCACTCCTTCACTCCTGTCGCTATTTCGTCTCGTAATAAGTCTGTGTGCCACTTTCCACCGCCTTCTTGATTTGTTCCTGGTCGTTTAAATTGATCACCATCGGCCTGCTTTGACTGCCTCGTTTCAACATATCTACACCCCACCGCTCTGCCAGGGCCTCGACCCGTTCCATATCCCGGTTCATATCGATATAAAATGTGCCCTTGTAAGTATTGGTGCCATCTGTCGCGCGCCAGGAGCGCAATTGCAGATATTTGCTCATAATCGAACTGATTCCGCGGCTGGTCATCTTCCCGCCAAACTTCTTACCCCTTGCGTCGGTGTGTTCTTGTTCATCATCATCGCCCATTCGTTTATTCATGTCATCCGTCACCATGTTGGTGGCCAGTGCGACATCCTTTAGGTAAATCCGCTTTTCATCGTTCGGATTTTCACTGACAGCGCCCCACGCCCAGGCTTTGATCAGTCCTTCCACCACCCGCGCTGTTTTCGTCGCGAAGCGCTCGGTCTTTTCCCGTTCGTTGTATTCGCGCATGAATGCCTTCATTTGCGCTTTCACCTCATCATCCGTGATGATGCTCATCAGCGGCCCGCTCACCTGGCTCAGGCGCGCTTCAAGTGCATAATCAGTCTGGGTTTCATCGATGGTGATGCTCTCTCGCGCGTTGAATAATCTGTAGGTTGTCCACAGGTTACGGATCTCGGTTGTGATCTCGCCATAATTTGGCGGAAGGTGACGCGGGATACGTGGATGTGGGGCAATCGGGACCATTTCCATGGTCAGGCAGCGCGATTCAATCGCCCGGTCGTCAAATCCCTTGCGTGTGGCGATCACCTTGGGACCAAACACGTTGTACATCTCGATTTCCATATTCCCGTCTGCCGTCTTTTTCATTTTCGAGATGCCCTCATCCCGCTCTGTGCCGCCGTTCAGGATTTTGGCAATGATGCTGGCTTCATCGGACTGTCCGAAGTCCGCTTCATTTAAAACCAGTGTGCCTTTGTATGTATCCAAAAAATGATAGAGCGATGCTGCGCTGGAGCCACCGGTCACATAGATGGGTCGATAGCACACCAATCCAATCGCTTTCAGGAACCTGGTCTTGCCCGTTCCATAATCTCCCAACGCGCGCAGGTAGCTGGTCTCCATGAAGGCATCTGCAAAATAGGAGAACATCACAAATTGCGGTGTAAGTTCTTCGAAAAAATCATCGCTCCCAAAATCGAAATAGTTAAAGATATGTTTCCTGGTAATTGCCAGCAGTTCTTTCTCTGGAAGCGGTTTGTCGTAAATCTCGGATGGCATTCGCACGCCGTTTTTGATTAAGATGCTATTTGGCCAGATTGGGGCATAGAGTCTGCCCTCGATGGACAGCTTTTCAACGTGTGGATCCACACGCCCATCTGGATAACGCACCGCAAACCAGGTCTTCATTTTTTCCTTATCGAACACCAGCTCTAATAGGTGCCCGTTGATCCATCCGCCAGTTGTCCGTTCTGGCTCGCCTTCTGATTCAGTCTTTCCCGCTTTTTTCTCGCCGCTTTTCAGCAACCCGCGCAGATCAGAAACTGTCGTTCCGCTTTTCTTGGTCACCCGCCGCAGATAGAATTCGCGGTCATTCCCATCCAGTTCACGCAGCAGATCCACCAGTCGATATACACCTAGGCGTTTGTCTTCCTCTGGCATCTGGCCCACTTGTTCGGCCACCACCATGATCAGTGGTTTCGACAGCCCAAGCAGCGCCCGTATACGGGTCTTTTGCTCATCCACCGGTATGCCACCTCCGCTCCATTGCTGGAGAAGCAGGTTTGCATCGACTTTCCCTGGTTCACTCATTGACGCTCTCTCCAATGCTCAGATTTTCGGCCAGGTCTTCCGCCGCTTCTTCTTCATCATTTGTGGAACCTTCACAGGGCTCCATATCTGACCAGTCCACCAGCCGCGTCAACGGCCCAATCGCCTGCGCCACACGCTCTCGTTTTGAGCGCCCTGCTTTGTCATCGTCCAGCAGTAGGTATTTCTTTTTATGGCCTCGTAAGCTTGATTTCAAACTGGCAATCCCTTCATCCTCGGCATGTACGCCGCATAATGCTACGGATGACAAACCCCACATCCCGAAGGTTTCTGCATCTGCCGGTCCTTCGACGATGACGCACTCTTCGGCATCAGACCGGTAAACATGGTTAAAGTAAGGCTGACGGTTCCCTGTCAGGCACTTCGGAACGTTGTATGATTTATTCTCTTTCAACTTGCCTTCATCGTCCTCGAAGGTGTCGAACCCTGGCAGATTGCGCCGTGTGAAGTAGATTACCCGCCCGCCCCATTGATGGGCGTATACAATTCCGGGTTTGCCCATCATCCCGCTCACTTGGCCCCACTTCACCCAGTCATGCTCATTAACATCCACGCTGTACTTCTGCGCCCAGGCTGCCACATCGCCCCTATAGCCCAAAATTGCCACAGCAGCAGGAGACGCCGGATCGATTTCATACATCGAAAATTGTCCGCGCATTTCTTTGAACTGCTCGTCAGTTTTTCTACCGCTGAAGCCCATCCCGCTTGCAAGGATCACCTCGTCGGTGAAACTGCGCTTGCGTAGATAGGTTATTGCTTCCTCGTCATCCCATAACCATTTCACAAAAAGCTGATGGGCGATCTCGAAAATTGATAGTTTCAATCGGTGAGCCTTGACCGCTTTATCATCCATCTTTGCCCACCCTGGGCGATCAAGCCCGGCGCGGTCAGCCAACCACTCTACAGTAGCGCGGAAGTCCCAACCTTTCTCCTTCTCTACCAATGTCACCACATCCCCATTCCAGCCCTTCTCAGCCCAAAAGAAGTTCTGTTTGGCCGTATTGATCACCAGTCCACCGGTATGTGGCACGCGCCGGTACTTCCCCGTATCCCGTTCGAACTTGTGTCCCAGGTCTTTGACCACATCTTCAATAGGGTTTGCCCGCTTGATGTCATCAATCACATCATCGAAGTTGGTATACATGCGTCAGTGCCTCCATTCGGGATAGCCCGTTTTCTGGAAAAGTTGTGAGTATTTGAGCAATAGCACCTCCAGCCTCCCTACCCTAATTTCAAATATTCGCCGGAGACCCCTCCCCCCCCTTGCCTGGCTGCTGTTATGCGACATATCTTTGACCAGATAGCCTGCCAATCCTTGCCTGTTTCCGGCCAGTTCTGACCAGCTTATGTCGCATAACATAAGAGTTATGCGACATAAAAAAGACCAGCCGTCCGCGTTTTGTGGGACGTGCGCGCGCGAGGCGGCCTGTGCCTGTGAAAAAGTGAAGATTGCGATTCTTTCTACTACTGATTTCATAGTTACTCGCTCACTTTCAAACCCTATCAAATCTAAATAATTTCGTTGGCCGCATCGCCGTCAAATTGAAGGCTCCATCCTGTCAGTGCAGTGGCCTTGTCACGAACGGTGCAGCCCTGGTTATAAGTTCTCTACCGCAGCAGCGTAATCTTCCCGCCCAAATTGGATGTAGCGTTTGGTGGTGCGGAAACTCTTGTGGCGCATCAAATCCTGGAGCATGTGTTCAGGGGTGCCATTTTCGTGCAGGCGACGCCCAAAGGTGTGACGCAGGCAATGGGCGTGGAAATCGGTCAAGCCCGCTTCGGCAGCAACCCGATTGAGTTCACGTTCAACCTGTCGTACCGTGATACGTTTCGATCCCTTGCCGGTGAACAATGCGCCAGCATGCGGATAAACTTCCAGCCAGGCAGATATGGCTTGACGTGCCTCGGCACCAACCGGTTGTTCGGCTTCCTTTTCGCCTTTTCCTGCGCGAATGCGCACGTCGCCGCTACGTTCTTTCAGTAGTAGGTCAGAAACGTCCAACTTCACTACTTCACCAGGACGAAGACCACAGTACAGGATGAGCGCAGCAATGGCGCGATTGCGAATGAACTGCCTGCGCCAGGCATCGCTGCGTGCAGTGTTGACTTCGATATCGAACTGCCTGCGCAACTTGCGGAAGTCTTCAGGGGTGAGCCAGAACGGAGAGAGTTCCTGGATTTCCATAGGCTCAACACCCTGCATGGGATTTCCAACCACATAGTTGTTGGCCTGGCACCAGACGGTGAAAACCTTCAGACTAGCGCGCTTGCGGTTCCAGGTGGAGGCCTTGACCTTTTTAGTCAAGAGATAAGCGCGATATTCGCGCAGGTCTGGAGCGCAAAGGAGACCAGGCTCGAAGGCGCGTTTGTTGACCTGCTCGAACCAGTGCGTATATAAGTTGATGTCGCGCAGATAGGCTACGATGGTGAGCTCAACACGACCGGCATTGACCAAGTAATCCATGAATCCCTTCCGCCAATTGGTGATGTCTTGAATTGGGTTACTCATGGCTTTACTCCTTTAATAGTTCTGCGCCAGGCTGTTCAGTTCGTCCTTGTAAGCTGTTTCCTTACGGACAATCTCATCCCACAACTCGAAATCGATGAGCTCTTCGATCTGGCTGCGGACCAACCCGGCCAGTTCGGCAGGCTCGACCGCATCCAGTTCCCAGGATGACTCGCCAAATTTGGCAGCGTAGGCTTCGAAGCGGCTATCACTTTCCTTGGCCGGGTTCTCGGGCGGTTTCCACATCTCCACCTGGTCATAATTCAGCGCCAGGCGATGGACTTCAAAACTGATCCGTTCTTTGGTAAACAGTTCAAACCGCTCGCGGATGTCTCTGGTCATATCAATACCGGATGGGTCATGATCTCCCAGGTAAATGATGTGAATGTCGCATCCATTCCGACAGGCTCTCAAAATGCGCTTCGAAGCCTCGTACATGGCTGATGACGAGCTGTAGCCCTTATTTGCGGTAAAACGCACATCCAGCTGGGAACAAACTGGCACCAATATCCCGCTCAATGCATCCTTCTCGACGAATACTTCCACGTAATTGGTCTGACCCACCCATCTGTCCATCCTAAAGCTATAAGCCGCGCTGCGCAGGATGCCAGCAGGTATTTCCCAGTGCGAATTCTGCTGCACTTCACGACCGCGATCCTCGATCATTTCCCAATCCAACAAACCTGCCAAACGCGCGTTAGAGACCAAGTCGCCGGTGCGTTTGTATGATTTGACTGAGTTTTCGATGTAATCGCGCGCAACGAGCTGGTAGTAAAGCTGGCGCAAGCTCAATCGGTATCCCTGGTTTCGGTATTCTTCCAGGATGTCGTTGCAAGTAACAATCAGCGCCAGGCTAGCTTTATTAAATGCATGATCTACAAACTTTTCTCTTGCCATACCGTCCTCCTACCTTGTCACAACTGCCAGGACAATTCCCAGCCATGTGGCTATGGATACCAGCATCGACAAACGCGCCAGACGCAGGCAACGAGCTCTCATTTACGGACTTTCACGTGAAAGCGTTCATCGCCACCGGCTTTTGACCAATCTCCAAAGGTGACCAAATCCAGCAGGTTATCGAACAGGCTCAAGAGCCATTCGGCGAAACGATCTTGTAGGTCGATCATGCACTCCTCCTGTGGGATGGGACCGGGCAATCTTTGTTGTCACCTGCTTTTTCGAAGCAGAGACAACGCCCGGTTTGTTCTTTAGCCGCAGACCGACAGGCGTTATGGCTGTCCAATATCAGCGATCCATTGACGTGGATCAGGGTTCCAACCCCGCTTTTCAGACACCAGCCACAAACCTGGGTTTGTGGCTCCCTGGCCGCGGTCGCGAATAGACTGGCTGCACCACTTTGATAGTTTTGCATTTATTCACCCTCTACCTTGACTGCTTCTTGTAATTTATGGCTGGCGTCTTTGACTGCCAGCGCCATAACGCCGAGTTTGCGATCATCGAGCTTGCCTTCGAGCAATTGTTTCATGCCGCGCTCGACCTGCGCCAGGATCACGATGGCCTCGGTAACGAGACTGGCAGCGGCATAGGGCAGGCATTTGCGGCGCGGGCGTTTGTTGATTTTGGCCTGTTCTTCGCGGCGCTGGCTCGAGCGGCGGATATCCCCGTAGATCATGGCAGCGCCATCGATCACAAAAGCCAGAAAAACAATCAGGGCAGCTTTCCATGAAAAAACGGCGACAATGACCAGGGTAAATGTGTCACCCAATCCCACCAATATGGCGGTATACCCGTCTTTTTTGTCCCCCAATTTGTCCATCCAACCGTTATAGAGTAGGCTGAAACCGAACAAGATGACAACGGCGGCAACTGTCAGGGGCAGAAAAACGTGCGCATCTGCGACGAATGTATTGAGTATGTTTCCGAATTCCATCTCTACATTCCTTTTTGTGCTATTCTGAAACCAAGACAGGCAGTTCAACCGCCACAGGCTCAACCACGACCTTCTCCTGCTGCGAAATGACGTAGCGCAGTATGGAATCGAGCAGGTATTGCACTGCTGCCGGGTTGGGTTGGCCGATGACCGTGATTCCTGGCATGGGATCAGGCCGCCACACTCAAGACCAGACGCCCATCCGCATCCTTCAGAAAAACGTGCGGAAGTTTGACAATCAGGCAGGCTTCGGCAAAATCACGCCGCCAGTCCTGGTAGGAAACCAGGCAGGTAAGCAGGAAATCGGTCTCCGGCTCGGTCTTGCCACGCCGCCAGTTGTTGACGGATGTGTTGGAAATACGCACATTGGCCAATTTCTCGGTGAGCGCTTCGGCGAAGGCGCGCTCCGAAAGTTCGGTCTTGATGAGATAGGTAAAAACGATGTCCGCTGGTTTCATCTTGCCTCGCTGGTTTTCTTTTTGCAAAGATTATTTACCTGACGGCTTTCTTGAGTATTTCCAACTGGGCCAGGTTCCAGTTGACGACGGTTCCATCGCCATGGCGTTTCATGCCCAGGCCAAAGCCGCGCAGCACGCGGGCGATCAGGATTTCGTTCATTTCAGGATTGTTCCCCTGGAAATGCTGATTTTCGTAGCGGATGTCGACGTTATAGACGGCAGTAATCTCTTTAACGTGCGCCTGATAATATGGAGCGCCATCGATGCCATAACGCAGGTTTCTCTCTTCGGTTATCTCGTCCAACACACTCAGTACCTTGAGCGGACTGGATTTGGTAAGCGGCAGCACTTGCGGGGCCGCCTCCTGCACCTGTTCCAGCACATCGGCTGGCACCAGGTAACGATAGACAAAGTTCTGTGATTTGACGTTCATATTTTTCCTTTCGATGACGCCCCAGGCGGGGCCGCGAATAAGGTAAAAAAAGAACTACCAGAATCTAAAAAAAATGGCGGCCAACAGGGTGAGCGATAAGATGATCAATGCTGTGATTAACATATTTGCCCTTCTGCGCCAGTTGCTTTTGACTTATGCGATCACACTAAGCAGGGTGCCTTTATTCCCGGTAGTTTCGCGTCGCCCGGTAATCTTTGCACCGCGCACTTTGATCACTTCGGTTTCGTCGACAGCCCTTTGCGCAGCTTGAAGTGGGTTCCGGGTATATTCGACAATGGCTGCCGAAAGATGAAGGCCATCGATGATTCCACCAGTCCATTTGATTAATTGGGTTATTTCAAATTCAGGGATTTCGGCGCTTAGTTCTTTGGCTTTTCCGGTCAGACGCCCCACCAGATTATTGGCATCTCCAAGTTTTCCATATGGAATGAACACGATGAATTCATCTCCGCCCCAGGTTGCAACGATGTCTCGCCGCGTGCTGCAAACACCCAACAAACGGCTCAGCATCCGGTTGGCCTGGCTGTACCCCAGAACCGCATTCAAAGTGTGCATACCCCGAATGTCGAACGCAACCAGTGCACCCGGAACTCTCAGCAGGCCATACCAGGCCAGGCGCATTCGACCAGCTTTTTGTGAAAAGACCCCGGGATGCAAATGGCTGCGCTGTAAGGCTGAAATATAAAGGGACTGTAAAACAATGATCAGGATTGTGATCGAGATAAAGAATGTGTTCATCTTTTTCCCTTTCCTGCGCCAAGAGAGTTAACACAAATCGAGATTGCAAATTTGCTTATTAATATTTAGCTGCTAAATCTATTTTACACATTTTAGTCAATTTGTCAAGGAGCATTGTCAATGATATGTAAACTCCATATACTAAAAGGCATGGAACCATCTGATAAACTTCCCCCAGAACTTGAACTACTTTATGAAACATTTCAAAAATGGCAAATGAAACAAGGCAGACTTGCCACACTAAAGGAATTTTCTGCTGTTTCAGGAGTTAATGAATCTTATTTAAATCAAGTCATCAACCGTCATAGACCATTGAGCAATGACTTTACACAAACTTCCATCTCCAAAAGCAGGGGCATTATATCATAACAAGTTAGCCTACCAACCGAAACATTAGTGAACGGTAAATTTCTACGTCTGTATAGTTTGATGCGCCTGCACCAACTGGCGAGCCAATACCATAACTGGCTCGGGCGGATTGACAAATATATTGCAACTCGAATGTTTTCTCGGCTGCAATTGTAAATTTGCCCAGGATGCGCGGCGTGACGACAGCGCCATCGTTTGATCTACTCAGTAATGTTGTCTCACTATCTGTGATATTTCGCAGGCGTATTGCGGTTGCGTCTGTGCCATAGAATGTGCTATCGATATCAACTTCATATGTTCCGGGTGCCAGTGCAAATTGATTTGCCGCCAAAGTGCAATGACCGCCAGTATCCGATACCTTGGTATTGACCGGCAATATCGTCCAAGTGTTGGCGTCTGCCGCACCTCCCACAGTGCCGTTGGGAAGTTGATGCTGTAATAAAATATAGTCCGGTGCCCCGCCTTCGCCTGGATTCACCCACTCAACATCAAAATCATCCGCTGATGCTTTGGACAGCACCTGACCTTCCCCTCCGCCTGCTGGAACAACCATAACCGGCAACCAGGTTGGAGTTGTGGCTGTTAGCATCCAGAGCGAATTATCATCCAATTGGCGCGAGAGCTTTCCAACGTCATCAGACGAAAAACTGGTTGCGGCTTCGCGCGCGGCTGCATCAGCATAAGTCCAACGATAGGGTACATGTGCATCGATCAAATCTTCGTGCTTTGCCATTAGTTTTCTACCTCCGTCATCACAATATCTCCATTCGAAAATACAATTTCGGTACTATCCGAATCTCCGTTTGTTACCGGCTCCCAGCGAGATGTGAGATTGGATGCTGACAATGAAAAATCGGCAAAGCGCAAATCGACTATATCAGTGTTGAAATCCCGATCTTCCTGGATGACGGTTTGTCCATAATAAAGCCTGACTGCCGCCAGACGCCTTGCCGTATTGACTGGCGCAGCGGGGATATTTGCCAACATCAAATCGACTGTGGTCATATCCAACAAAACAAAATCATCCCCGTCTGTATAAACTATCGCACCGCTTGTGTCTATCGTAACCAGAACAAAGGCTGCTTTTCCAGCTTCCGATGGAATATAAGCTGATAAATCTTTAGTTGTAAAAGGAACAAAAACAAAGCTCCCAGCATTAGTACGAGAAAACCCAAAATAAATTTGAATTGTCATACCCAAATATGGGCCGACGCGCAACGACATGATTTGACGTTCTTCCACCCAAAGTGGGTCTTGTCCGCCTCCCTTTGCCATCCAACGATAGCGTTTTGATGGAGCATATCCCCCGGATGAACCGCCATTCGCACCACCAGGATGGTCTGTGCGCGGCGACAAAACCTGGTAAACCCCCGGAGATTTTTCACTATATCCAATAGTTACCAGCAGGTCATATTCTGCCGGAATGCTGTTATTAAATACTTTCTCTACAATGCCAGCAACGCGGGCATATACATAATGTTCCATGCCTGGCACATACAAATTTCCCATACCATCCCCAAGTTTGGCAGGATAAGTAAGAAGCCTGAGTGGTATCCGTTTGGAAATCTTTCGCCTGGATGAGAAATCGTTCATATCAATCACCCGCCGCGCAAACATTGTAGAGTTTTCCCGTTCCTAGTGCGCAAGAACGCACGCCTGCCAAAATGCGTTCTCTCAGTTTGTAACTGATACTTCCGCTGCGTGGGTTGAAATATGATTGCCCAACCGTCAAATAGATTGGCAATGATGGGGGACTAAAATATGCGCGGGCATAGTATGCGTCTATGGCTTCCGCACTGGATATCCCGGCTGCCAGACCGTCTGCAAATACCCGCAAATCCATTCCAATCCCCATATCGCTTGTCCAACCCAATTTTGTTTGACCAGTGCCTCCACTGATATTCAAACCGAATTGATACGATGTAAGTATGCCACCATAACCGCGCCACGGGCCACCAAACGCTTCGACAACATAATACCCTCCTACCACCAACCCCGATATTTCAGCCCGATCATCCGATGCATTGACCGTTCCGGATGCGATCAGCGCTCCTGGTTCCCAATGCGCGCCGGGACCGTTGCCCGCATCCAGTACAATTTCAAAGCCTGCAACATCCATATCGGATAGTGGCTCGAAATCGATGAGCGTTGGAAAAAATTCATTATCTCCCGGCGTCACAGTACCGGTCAAAACATGATTACCGCTGCTATCGATTGCGTAACAGTGAAAATGAGACTTGGCATCTGCAATCGCCTCGGCGCTGACATTTTCGGCCCAGCGGATCGATACCTGGAGTTGGGTTTTATTGCCAAAACTGACCGGGCGTATCTTACAGGGAAAGTTTGCGCGACTGGTCAAAACCGAATCATCACCTTTAATGAAATATTTATCCCAGGCCAAGGCAAATGGCCCATTGGCTACATCATAGCAAGTTCCAGACGGCGAACCAGATTTCCCCGGTACATGCAGTGGGAACCAGGTCGATGCTGCCGGAACCGTGGGGTAGGATGGAACTTCATCCAAATTGGGAATGTAATTATCAGACAATCCATCCATTATCGGCTGCGGGGGCATAATAGTGACGCCTGCTTCTCCGCTGGTTTCAGCCTCGCAAACCAACGATGTGGTCACCTTGCCGGTCTTGGGGCTTTCATTGAGCGTGATTGCCAATGGCGTTAGTTGCTTGTTCGTCCATATAATTCCACGGGGAGTATCGGCCTCGGCAATGCTCAGGCACACTCGCTGACGCGGACAGATATCGATAAAATCCGTGTCAATCCAAATGGGGATTTCGATATTGGGATATTCGTTGTTCTCGTGCGCCAGAAGGTCGCCTGCCAGCCGATTGCAATCGTCCTGGTCGACAAATACCAGATCGGAATAGGGGGCTTCAGGCGAGCCGTATTGTTCAGGGTTATTTCCGGGAGCGCGTCCAACCAGTTCCTGTGATGTAGCCCCATCCCAAACGCTGTTGCCTGATATTTCCATTTGGCTTTTTGCCGAAATTGTTACTCGCTCAAGATTTGGTTTGTCATACCAATCACCAGCGCCAATATCCAGGATGGTTGGCACCGACGCACGTTCTGCTGTTGGCAACAATGACGTGGGTATCTCGATAAAAACCCGTCCAAAACGATCACACAACGGCGCAGCCAAAATGCGTTTCGCCAAACTTGTGATTTGCCCCCAAAGTGTGGCGCTATTGACATTTGCAAACGGGATGCGCCGGGTATCCCCGGTCATGACCACATCTGTAATACTATCCAATGTGGTTTGCCAATGGATCAGCCGGTAGAGCGCCCTGTCCACGGTCAGCTCGGGGAATTGTTCCCAATTGGTAGCCATTTCAGCCGGTTTATCCAGGACGCTCATTGGATAACCGTCGATCTGGTTCAGCCAAAATGCCGGGCCATGAACGGTAAAGCTGGCCTTGGCCTTGGCCGAATCCACGTTAAGCTCGATGCTTTCCCCATCCACCCAGCCAACGGCGCGGATATTTTCATAGCCTGCCAGCGGGCCTAGCGGCTCTGCGCGCCTGGCGCCGATATAATCCTTTTTCCAAATGACCACCAGCGCGCGGTCGCGTAAATCTGTCAGCCCAACGCCGGAATAACCGGTAATCGAAAAATTCCAGCCGCCCGAATCCACATCCACGCCGCACTCGCCGGGAACCAAAGTAACCTGCGCCGGGTCAGGATCAACAAACCTTTTGCGGTAACCAATGGACGAACCGCCATTTTCATCGGTCACTACGCAATATTCCAGTTTCTCACCTGCAGTATTGTAAGTGATCAGTGGAGTGGCAGTATCCATATCTTCCGTAGCGGACGCATCCGGGGCGTACCACTGAAAGCTGCTGATGGTTGCATCAATCGGGGAATATGAATCAGACGCATCTGGGGAATGGGAAACGCTGGCAGCCGGGTTCATTTCCAGGATTTTTACAGGCGGGCCCATCAGAACGACCGGCGAGCCGTAACCTGCCTGGCTGAATTCAATATCTTCATCCATTTTGATGATGCCAGCCAGGGAACCGGGCTGCCTGGCGCAAATGTAAAAATCAACCATCACGCTCAAATAGAGCTCATCCTGCCAGGCAATATCTGACGATTTTGCGAAATAAATTCTCGTATCGGTGGGGGCTTTGCGAATCCTGGTCAATCCTACATCATACAATCCGGCGCTGCTGCCTACATAAAGCGTCATGCCGGGCAGTACATTTGCATAATCACCAACCGCGCCATCGTAGGTTACCTCCACCACACCATCCAGGCTATCGAAAGTTTGGTTTACCCGGCAGGAGAATACCAGCGCCGGGCGACTGACCAAAAGGTAAGTTTTCGACGAGCGGCCTTGAGTGCGGGCAGCGATCAGTTCGGCATTCGTCATCGCGCCAGACATTATGACCCCTCCACGATTTCAGCCAGGCGGCGGAATTCGATGTCGAGTGAAATTCCCAGGCCATTATTGTTTTCAGGTTCAGGAACCGGCCAGACCATTTTGCAATCAAAATAATGGTCTTCGCCGCCCAATTTGATGGGCGATTGGATGACCACATCATCCGACGCGCCATTATTGCAAAATGCATACAACTGATCGCGCTGTTCGGTAAACTCCAGCAGTTCGAAACGCCAAATGAGCACCGGAGAACCAAGGCCAACACGCCCGCCGTCACCGGTGTCTTCGGAATCGCTGAATTGGGAATAATGAGCTGTCGGCTCCGGGATGAAAACCGTAAAATCACTCAGGGCCGTCAGGGTTTCCAGGGATGTTCCAATTGCGCACGGCATTATGACACTCCCATTATCTTCAGCATCCTGTTTTGCATTCTGCGCTCGCTGTCGGCCTGCATCCGCTGCCCGTCCCGGGCGGTCATGCCATTGGCAAGATTGTAGGTATTGTTTTGCTGCGCATTGCGGTTGATACTTTGCACCGGGCGGGCAATCGTATTGGCGATTTGAGCCGGATCGATGGAGCGGCTCAGGCCGCTCATATATCCCAATGCGCTCATCTCTCCAAGCCAAGCAAACTTTTGGCTCGGAGACCTAATTAGCAAAGATTGTCTGAAAGCGTCCAACGCGGCCTGTGCCGATGTATGCGCCGCTTGTATTACTAAATATCTTTTACTATCCATTCCACCAGCAATACCTTCTGATATATTACCTCCTGACTTCCTCCATAGTTCAGGATTAAATGTTTCCTGTGTGTTCTTTTCAATGCTAAATAGTTCAGTATTTATCCTTTTGGATGCTGTCTCCATTGCGGGGCCTAATCCGCGAGCTGCGGTGGTGGCCTGCTTCATGGCATTGACCTGTGATCCCGGGAGACTACCCTGCGTGGCTTGATAATATTTTGCCAGTGCTTCCTGGTCTTTTTGATATTGTTCCTGCAATATCTTTTGCTGTGCTTCCCATTTTTCTTTAGCCGTGCCTGAACTTTTCGCAAGATTCTTTTGCTCTGCAATCCATTCAGAGACATTGGCAGCCTTTGAAAATCCATTACGCAGGGACGTGCCCAACTGTGTTCCGATATTTTGCATTTCCGGATTGCTCTGGCTCAATGTCTGGGAAAGACCACTGACATAATTAGCGCCGCTCTTTTGACCGGATGTTCCAAAATCTTTCTCCAGTCCTTTTGTTTCTTTTCCTATATCCTTGGATGCTTTTGCTATCGCATCCTTGGTATCTCCCATTGCACCATCAATGGAAGCGGTCATTTCTTTCATCGAAGCGCTCATTGACTTGGATACGTCTTTCATCACCCCATCCATACCCGTCATGCTTTCTGTGACCCCTGCCGCTGTCTTTTGGGTATCCTCGTTCAATCCATTCATCGATTTTACGAAGCCCCATAGTTTCGCGGCTATGTCCGTGAAACCCAACGCATTCAATGCCTGGGCCAGTAAACCAAGCGGCGAGAGCATGGCCGATAATTTTTGGATGATGTCGGGGAGATTTGCTGCCAGGAGATCAACCGTATCTTTAATCCCTCCAAAATTAGTCTTGTAGGCCCAATATAACAAGGCCAATGCCGGGATAACCGGCAATATTGCTGAAAGAGCCGTTGCTCCAAACCCAGACACGGCCGTTTCGGCTCCGGTTAGGGCGGGCGCTACAGCGGGGCCAATGAGTCCACCAGCTACCCCGTATCCCTTTATAACAACAAACATGCCTTCAATTAACTTTAATGCATCTACGAATTTCATTATCGGGCCAATAACGGAAAGACCTACAATACCAAAAAGACCAATACTGAGAATACTGCCCCGGACAGGTTCTGGCAGGTAACTTAAAAGTTTTACAATATCACCAATTGCTCCTCCAAGAAGTTGTATGAAATTCATTGCAATAGGTATATTTATTTCCAGTAAACTCACAAAACCTTCGAGCCACCTGGCTATAACTTCAAAATCTATATTTTTAATCCAATTTGAAAAAGCAGTAACAATCGGGGTAAGCGCCTGGGCCAGGCTTTCGAGTACCGGGCGCAGTGCGCCACCCTTGGAAACCGCCTTTTCCAGATTTTTCAAAAATTCTGCCATGGTAAAAACAGCCTCGCCAAAAACGGGCTTGATTGTTTCGCCAACGGCAACAAAAATATCATTGAAGTAACGCGGAAATGAGCGCAGTACCTTGCTAGGTTCTGTCATTGCAGCAGCATAAGCCCCGGCGATGGGTACTCCTGCTTTAAGCACCTCGTTTAGATATACCCCTTGTTTTTGGGCAGTGGTCAGACTATCAACCGCTACCCCTAACGTCAAAGCATATGCTTTAATCGCGGCCTGTCCATCAATTGTAATTCCCGCCGTTCTAAGAATTTCCGGATTCATCTTGACAATGCCTTCTGTAATGGCATTATATGTGTCGGTTGAATTCATCCCAGAAATTACCGCTGCGTCCTGAGCTACCCGAGCAAGATCGGCGGCTTTTGACAAGTCGAGATTGGCGCGTAAAAACTGCGCCACGGCTTCCTCGGATACAGCCGATTCAATACCCTGCTTATGAATAGCTTGTGCTACTCCCTCCACATAGTTAGCGGAAAGCCCGGCATTTTTTGCCAAAACGCCATTGACAACACGCAACTCATCCACACGCGCAGCAGCCATGAATGACGCAGTGCCAAAAGCTACTACTGCGCCAGAAACAGCAAGCATTGCCACCTGGACTTTCGCGCTTAGGCTTTCAAAACCCGCCTTGAGTTTTTCCAGGCTGGCATTAGCCTGGTTGACCCCGGTATGCACGCCGTTGACATCAAGTGTCACTTTTCCATATGCGCTGCCTAAAAGCATTCTTCGCTCCCAAGGTGACAGTCACTTCGAAAATGACTATCACCTGAACAATCTACCAGGTTCCATCTGCCCTGACTTTGACCTTCTTTATTCGTCTTATCCCGCGCGGGTCGCGATAGCCGGTGATCCTGGTGGCATTGGATGGTGTTTTGAATGGATTACGGCCATCGCCAATCTCTTTTTCTGCTGTGCGTCCAATATACAGGCAGGCTAAATCGAAATCCAGTGCAGCCCAGGGCGTCTCGAATTCCAGCCTATCGGATGGATAACCGCCATAGGTTTCAGCCAGGCAGTGCAGCAGAAACAGGTTGCTTCGGCTTGCTGCGAAATTTCTGCGCGTTGGCGGTTACCTCCCGGTTGGCCCAGGAAAAGATTTGCATCCGGTCGTCGGCAGGGATTTCGACAATCCCCAGATGATCATCATCGCCAATCTCAGTAACGGGCGGCTCGACAACGCAGCACATCACAATGGCATTGACCAGTTTGCCAAAATCTGCGCTTCCAGCAAAGGCATTCAGATCAATATTTGCATCCTTTTGACCTTCTGCCTGCTTCAGGATGGCGTCCAACATGCTTTGTGGCAGCGACCCCAACAACATCAAATCGCTGATTGTGGCATCGCGTACCCAGATTTCAAGTTTGCTTTCTGCCAATGTCAGTTTTTGATACATCTTTTCGCGGTAGGCCGCCAGCGTTTGCCTGCGCGCTTTCTTGGCCTGTTCAATTGCTTTTAATGTCGTCATAGATTGCCTTTTCCCCCTTCTACTAAATTCCTCGTTGTTAGGAATTTAGTAGAAGGGTTGGGGAACTTGTCCCGCGCTGTTTGCGGGATGGAAATAGGGATGGCTGCTCCTACGACCCGCTGCCAATATCGGTATCCAGGTCTTCCGCAGTCTCATTCTGGATGATTTCCCAATCGAGCGCCTCACCCTTGAATTTGCCTTCGGTAAATTTGGCATCTTCGAGCTTGGCATCCATACCATCGGTCAATTTGGCATTGATGATGTGGTAATGAACATCATCCGCACCCACGCCCAAAGCCCTGCCGTAGATGTCGAAATACGGGTAGCGGTTTGTATCGCTGGACGACAGTGTCGTGGATCGGTTGGGCGTGGTGCCGGTTTCCTGGGCAGTCAAGCCGGTCATCAGGCCATAGGCTTTCAGGGGAAGGCCGAGTGCTCCCATGTCCCATTCCACGCCATCCGGGGCGGTGGCCAGGGCGCGCAGCCGGTCGCCGCCGCGACCGCGACCGGTGACGACCTTTTCCTTAAACCCTAAAGTCATCGCCGCGGGCAGTTCCACCACGGTCGAACCGACTTTCAACTTGATTTCCTTCATGCCAAAAGGCATATCACCATAATCTGCCATTTCACACCTCCAATGTGTTTATGACTTGAGACGAATAACGTTGTAACGTTGAACAGCCAGCGAACAATTCAGGGCGTCGTCCGTTGTCCGCGCAATCTCGGTATTGAATTGGATCTCCCAGATGCCACTCTCGCCAACATGGCGCTGCGCAAGCAGTGCCACCGTGAGCGACAAAGCAGCGTCGATGACATCGTAGCCAGCGCGCTGGTAGAAATACAGTGTCAGCGGCGTCTGCACCGCGCTGATTTTGTTCTGGAGCGCCGCCTCGTTGCCGCTTTTTAGCAACAGGCACGGCAAAATTTCTTTATTGGCATCGAAAGCATCCTTCGTCAACTGGCGGCTGATTTCAACCACATCGTCATAAATGCCGCCCGTCAGCAACTCGGTCAGCGTGTCATCCGCTTTCAGGATGTCGGTAACATCTGCGAGCCAAGTCATTTCATCCGTCCTGCGATGTCATCCACCGCGCCCCACAACCAGACTGCCAGCGCCAGCGTCGACGGATCGGCGCTCAGATTTGCACCAATGCCACCAATGTTCTCGGCATAGGTGTCCATTTCAGTCCAGGTTTCATTTCCCATCAACCAGCCGCGCATCCTGTTCACAAAATCCGCGTCGCTCATGGTCACGGCTGTCTTGAAACACATGCAAAGCGGATGCAGCGGCAGGGAAACCGTCCCCACCGGATAGATGCCCTCGCCTTTTTCGCCGTCAGCCACGGTCTGGTTGCAAATATCATCGTCTACGTGCGCCGGGCTGAGATTGACTTGTTCCTTCTGAACCCACGGCGACATGGCCAGTTGTTTGTCGGTGGCCAAAGCATGGTCGCGTTGAATCTCTGTTCGCGCCAGGCGCAACGCCTTATAGGCTACACCCTGGCCGTCACAGGCATCGCCGCTCAGCAGACCGCTTTGGTTTCCAATGGCGATATCCGCCTTCGAGAGTTTATATAACCGGGTCGATGTCCAGCGTGGACAGTCCTGACTGGCTCCCAGATAGGTTTCGAATTGCTGGGCCAGGTTCCAGGCGCTGTCGCTATTGCTCAGCCCATTCATCAGGATGTCGTTGATACTCTTGCGCGTTTCCCGATCAAGTTTCCAAACCCGCCCCGAAAGGTTCAAGCCATCACCATAGATAAACTCTCCCGCCGCATCCAGCAATAAGCGCAGTTGCGGATTGAACACACTGCCGCTGTAGTTGACGGCCTCGTTGATACGTTTGGGTTGCAAGCGCACAACGGCTGGCTCAACCAGCCTGTTCTGGAAAACCGCCAATACCCCAAATGGCAGGGCTGCCGCTTCGCGCCGCGCCTTATTCAGGAGTTGCACCCAGGTGGAGAATGTATCTCCCCAGGCGTTCAACAGCGCCACCTGCATCTTATGCGCTGCCAAAGCATCCACCGCACCGGAATCATCCGCATTCGACAGGAATATCTGTTTGGCCTGCAAACCATAGGCCAGCATCAGTTCATGCGTTTGCCCGGTCATCCACAACTGCAAGCGCATCTGCGCCATTTGCTGCGCCTGGTAGAGTTTCGTCAAGGGAATTTCGTTTAAATCTCTCACATTTGTTCTTTCTCCTTCCCCTAAATTCCCGTTCTTGGAATTTGGGGGAAGGCCGGGATGGGGGTCAGATGCTCAAACCTTTCAACATATCCGCAAATTGCTGTGTGCCGCCCTGCGCATCGGGCATATTGATCAGTTGGTCAACTTCCACACCCGGCAGGAAGCGCGCCAGCAGGGCATTGATTAACTCATCCTTCACACCCAAGACTCGCAAGCGCATGGATGCATCCGCCAGGTCACGCACCATGGCCGGGGTGATGTTCGCGTGTGGGCGCCAGATGATTTCATAGGTCACGCTCTCAGGCAGGATACCCGCCAGCAGCCATTGACGTTCGAGCAGCGGCTTGATGATTTCATTCGTCAGCCACTCGCGGCCCTGCTCCAGGGTTTCGGCATACTCGTCTTTTTTGTCGCCCAGCACATCCCGGTTCAGGTTGTCGCCATACGCCACCAACTCCATCGGAATATCGGAGCCTGCAAACATCGTGGCGATATGGTGCAGCACGTCATCGATCTGGTTTAGGGTGGCATCGCCCTGGATAACCTCGATGCTGCCCTTCTTGTTGCTGAAATAGTCGAGCAAGGCCGCAAACGGGGTATTCAACGCTTCCTTGTTATTTTCCTTGTAGGTCTCGATGTCTGATAGGCTGCCGTTCTCGATCACATGCAACAGGCGTATCCCCGCGCGCACTTTTCGGCGCACAGCCATGTCCATCTCGCCCTCGCTTACCCGTCTATAGGCTTGGACCGCGCTGGCAAACATCGGCGTGCCGTAACGCTCCTCCTCGTCATGATCCCAGCGCGCGTGGATCATCTCCCATTCGGCAAACCACACCCCTCCTTCAGTGGGCAGCGTGGTGCCCAGGAAGCGGTCATTCACCAAGCAAAAGGCTCGCTGCGGGTTTTCGAAACGGTCCACCTCGTTCGAATTCCGGCGCATCCGCAGGGTTGGTTTGCGCGTCAGGCTGCAAATTTGCATCTGCTCGTTGATTTCCAACTGGATAAATGAATTCCCATCCCGTTGGCTCAAGCGTCCAAAATCTTCGAGTAAATGGTTCAGGTTCAGGCGTTTCTGCAAAGCCTTGGCGGCTTCCAGCGCGGCGGCGTGGCTGGTTTTGACCACAAATCCGCCCTTGACCATATCCTGGGAATATTTGCGGTGAGCTTTTTTGATACGCGGATCGGTACGGTACATTATCCGGCAGGTTCTGATTTCCTCCGCGCGTGTCATCTCCCCGCGGAAGCGTTCCAGCGTGGCAATGCTCGCGTTGCCCGCCTGACTTGGGGATGGCGTTACCGACTGCGCTGTCGTCTGCTGCGCCGGTTTCGAACCACTGAAAATCTTGCTAACAATGTCTCTGAGACCCATGCTATCCTCGGAAAATTTCCTGAACCATGTTTTCGAGCCTGGGTAATTTCTTCTCGATGGTGCTCATAATGATGGCGTACCTGCCGCCATGCGAGTTTTCCAGGAACTTGCCATAAAAGACCGTGTGTGAAATAGCGATGATAAGAACATGATCTGAACCTGTTTCCACGACGGTTTCTTTCATAAACGCTTTGGCCGCTGCGCTTGCCTCGCCTTTTATCTCGCCCTGCCCGAACCCTTCCACCGCGTAAAAGATGCCGCCGCGCGCATTCGCTGTGCGGTCCGTCCAGGGCGCATTTTTCCGGGTCTCGTCCTGCACATCCTGGCCCCACTTCCCCGCAATCGCATACAACGCCGCTTCGATTTTTCCGCCATAATCCTCGATGCCCTGGCTGATATTACTTGGCGGTTCCACCCATACAAAACCCGATCCGATCATGCCGCCACCACCGCTTCCGCCAATGTCATCAAGCTGCGGTTTGGCTCGATGAAGTTGATCCGGTATAATTTTCCGCTCTCATCGTTGAAGCGGTCATCCTCCTCGATATCAGCGTCCACCGCGCCCATGATGATCACATCGCTGCGTCGTTCTTTTGCCGCCTCGCTGCGATATTGTGCATTGCGCGAGATACGTTCCACGCGGAAAGATTGAGCCTCCAGTGTTGTCTCCCCGCGCCGCAGTTCGATGTTCTGCGCGCGTTCGTTCCGCACCTGGGCCAAAGCCGCCTGGACACCGCTCAAATCGAGACTCATCAACCAAGCTCCACAATCGTTCCGATATAATTTTCTACAGCCGCCACATACTGCGCTTTTAGCGCATCGACGCTTGTAAAAAGGTTTTGTGACTGGTTGGTCGTGTCCACGCTCACATCACCCTGCTTGTATGAAATACCGCCGCCTGCAGCTGCCGCCAGTTTGCCTTTTGCCAGCGATTGCGCCAGAAACTGGATAATCCCGGCTTCCTCCTCGCCCAGTTCATCGTAGTAATAAGCGCCATCATCGTCTTCTGTCAGCGCAAAACCGGCCTTGTAGCTATATTCGCGTGCCAGGGTATAGCGGGGTGTAGGTCGGAAGGTAATTTGCCCGTTGACGATGCTGGTTTCCTCGCGGAACCCATGTCGCGGAAGTGGCACCAGTCCCGCATGGGTATTCAAAACTTCGCCGCCATATCCGTTGTGTTCATGCTGCGCCATCAATTTGGGCAGTGAAATCATTTTCAGGAAATCGGCTGGCAGATCATAAGTCGCCGTCCCGCTAACCACGTTTAATGTGCCAAACTTCTTGCGTCCCACGCGCCTGCCGAAATCAGCCACCGCATCGGTCACGGCCCGCTCGTATTGACCCAGGATGGGCACGCCATTGACTGCCGGGACATTTTCCTGCAATTCTTCGACCAACTCGCTCAATGCGATACTCATGTTTGCTCCTCCGGCTTATTTTCGGTCAGATGCAATTCGGCTTTGACCAGTGTGACCTTATGCGTATTGGATAGGACAGCCAAAACATGGAACTCGCTTACTCCCTTTGAGATAGCGTTGGTCTGCGCATCGCTCAATTCCACGCTAACAATTTGCGTACCGGTTCCAGATGCGCTACCGTTCTGTGTGACGCCATTGCATTTGAACGTGATCGTCGCCCCTGCCAGGGAAGGCCAGGCCTCCGATGTCCATGAAAGCGCCCGGCCTTCCGCGGCATAATAACTATCGCCTTGGATAAGTTCAATGTCTCCGCCCTCAGCCATAGGCCCACTATAAGTGACTTGCACCGCTGAAAGCCCGGCCACCAGGTTGACCAGGGTGGTCATCACCGTCAATACGCTTGAAATTGCCGCATCCAGTTTTTGCACCAGCCACTTCCCAATGCTTCCTGTCATTGTCAGTCCAGAAGTTGGCACTTCCCAAACTTCCCCAGCCGTCAAGGTCGAATAATCCCCGGTTCTGCGCGCATAGTCCGCCAGGATGGTCGTCATGTTACCCTGCAAGGTCGCCAACGCAGTCACCGTGGCGTAATCCCCGGTTCGACGGGCATAGTCCGCCAGAATGGTTGTCACATTGCCCTGCAAGGCGGACAAAGCAGTCACCGTGGCGTAATCCCCGGTTCGACGGGCATAGTCCGCCAAAATGGTAGTCACATTACCTTGCAAGGCGGACAAAGCAGTTACCGTGGCGTAATCGCCAGTTCGACGAGCATAGTCTGTCAGGATGGTCGTCACGTTGCCCTGTAATGTGGATAAAGCAGTCACTGTAGCGTAATCGCCAGTTCGACGGGCATAGTCCGCCAGAATGGTGGTCACATTGCCTTGCAAAGTGGATAACGCCAAAGCGGTTGCATAATTTGTCAGGATGGTTGTAACATTGCCTTGCAAGGCGGCCAGCGCGTCAACCGTGGCGTAATCACCAGTTCGTCTGGCATAGTCCGCCAGAATGGTTGTCACATTGCCCTGCAAGGTGGACAAAGCAGTCACCGTGGCGTAATCCCCGGTTCGACGGGCATAGTCCGCCAGAATAGTGGTCACATTGCCTTGCAAGGTCGAAAGTGCGCTGGCCGTTGACAATGCTGATGTCTTCGTACCCAGGTTATTGGCAATTTGTGGCGGGGTGTAACTGTATAAATCCTGTTGGTCAACCGTCACATCGGTTGTGGTGAATTTCGCAACCAAATCCAGATCATCCGCGCCCGAATAGCTATACATATACACACCCGGCAGATTTGAAAGCGCGGTCGTCGCCTGCGCATTTGCCAGGATGTTATTGGCGCTGTCAACCACGGTGCAGGTTGGTGCCACACTCGGAGCCGTTCCCACGCCAATCTTTGTGTAAACCGCCTTGAAATAATAAGTTGTGGTCATGGCAACCTCGACAATATTTGTGCAACAATAGACGAATGTCCAAGAGCCAATGGGTGCAGTCCGTCAATTGTTTGTGCGGCGGTTATCCAGGGCGTTGTATACGTATCCCAGCAAGTAATTGATTTAGCCGTACATGCTGCAAGAATAGCTGCTCGTTTTAAAGAATTATCAATCGGAGTCCCGCCACCACTGTCAGTCCATTGTGGCAAAATATTCATGTAATAGAGAGTTGCAGTTGGGTTACTGGTTTTCAAGGCAAGAATATTAGTTTCGACCTTGGCTTGTAGGGCTGCCATGTCACCACCCTCGTTATCATTTACGCCTAAAGCCAGAATGATTATTGTAGCTTCATCCCCCGCCGCAGCCACGACTTGTGTATCCAAGTCAGCTATAATACTAGCCCCCGACGCGGCGTGATCTTTTAGATTTGTTGCCCCAGATAAATATGATATTCCTAATCCGTGCGGCCATGTCGCCGGATTGGTTGCCTGGGATATACTTTCTCCAAGAACGGAAATGACTGTAAGTTTTTTAGATGTACCCAATCTAACCAATGGAGCATATCTTGCGGAAGCAATTGACAGTGGAGCTGGTTGTCCTGTATTAAAATTCATTGCCAGCCGCTGGGAGATATCGAGTGTATATATATTAGATGACCATCCACCCTGATCTGACGGCCAGGAAGGAAAAGCCACTGAATCTGGCAAAGAAGCGGGCACTTGATATTTTGTAATACTTTCGCATTCATTTATATCTGGTATTCTCCAATCGGTATATCCACCAACTCGGGCTGCATTGACCGCCCTACAATAATCATAGATATCATAAATCTGACCCGTCCAGGGCATTTTACCGTTCCCTGCTACTCCCTGTTTTGACGAACATTTTTGTAACCACATCAAACCAGTACGATTATCCTTAACACATACATTGGACAATGCCTCACGCTTGATTAATGAAACATTATATCCAGCCGTTTCATCCACGAGGGATTGAGATACAACAACCTTATCTGCCGTTGCGGAAATAGTTGTGTAAACCCCAAAATTATAGTGACTGCCAATAACAACAATTGTCTCGCCACCTGCGGCTAAAAATACTCCCATTTGTCCTGTACATCGAATCTCTTTCGATGCCGAGTTAAACGATATGTCGGTTCTGGTCAGATATGCCAAGTCTACGTTTGACGTTCCTGAGTATTGCCCACTATTCAAAACAGTATATGACGGAAGAACACCTGTTTGCCAAAAACCGGCATCTAGTTCACCACTATACTGTGTAGTCTGGCGAGTGCTCAAAAGTCGCGCTTCACCAGCGAAACTGTGTGCTCTCGCTAAAGATTGCATATCTCTCCATTCACAAACCGAGTCAGCACATCCACCGCCCGCGCCGCCGAATGCCCCAGGTATGGATATAGGTCCGCAACCGCCCGCGCCCGCGCTTCGGCATACAGTTCTGGCGATTTCAACATTAATTCGATTGCCCAGGTCAGTTCATCTGGGCCTTCCACCTGCGGCCCGATGTCCGTGTAATCCCAAAAGCGCAGTCCAAAATGCACATATTTCCTGAACTGTGGCGCATTCAGGAGCACAACTGGCTTCCCCGTCACACAGAACTCATACAGTGTGGACGAACAATCGCAAACATATATATCCGCCGTTCGCATGACATTCTCGAAGGAATACACCACCTTGATCCCCAGCGCCTCGTAAACCTTGGCGAATTGTTCGATGGCCTTCGGATGCCCATGCCCGATCAACTTGAAACCACTTTCGTGCGCCAGGCTGCCCAGCGTACCCCGGTAATGTTCGAAAGCACTCCCCGCTTCCGGCGCAACCGCACTGCCGTCCCAATGGAAAGAGATACATACCACTGGCTTTCCCCCTTCCCCTAAATTCCGCTCTTGAATTTGGGGGAAGGGCAGGGAATGGGGACCCCACGCATCAAGCTTCGGCGTCCCGATCACCGCCTGCTTTGCGCCGGGAAGGGCCGAGCGCGTCTTGGCGGCGATATATTCATTCGGGGCCAGGAAGAAATCGACTTTTGTGCGTTTGCCCTTGCCGCCTGCATACCCGGCATGTTGGAACGTCAACCCCACGCCATGTTCCATCAGGATGTGCTTGCGGCGTTTGCCCTTCAACGCCCAGCATAAATCGCCATAAGCGCAGGTCAATATCGGCGCATCGCCCAGCGGCACCACTTCCAATGGCGCAAAACTGCGCTGCGTCTTTAATGGAAATATTTCAATTCCCAGCGTATCCGCGTAGGTTTGCAATGTCGCTGGCGCGTAAAAAGCCCCGCGTTGCTCAACCGGCAATGCGCGCCAGATGGGTGCGAGATGGTCTATAAAATGAAACCTGCGGGCAAAGAAATCGATCATATTACTTGAAAGGCCTCGTTGGTCGGGGGTCGCTCAACCCCCGACCAAACCCAGAAAGGAGAAAGGAGACTACGACCCGGAACTGCCCGAGCCGATGGTCACATAGGAGCCTTTTTCGGCAATTGGCGATTCGGTCGCGTTGAATTCTTCGGTGTAATACTGGTCGGCGGCAATAATCTTGCCATCCGCGTTGTAGCTGGCCAGCGGCCCGCGAATGGCCATCGGCTGGAATACACGGTACTGCACCAACTGCTTGTTGCCGCACAAGATGATGTCATCCGGGAATTCCGTCGAAGCGAACACCGGCAGGCTTTTTACAGCACCTGCATATCCTTCGGCGTTCAGGATTGCATCCGGGAAACCTTGGCGGGTGAAACCTTCCCAGTTCGACAGGATTTCGGCGTTGTCATCGGAACACAGGAAATATGTCGGCTTGTAGAATCGGCCATTGACTTTGATTTTTGCCAAACCCATCAAACGCACCAGTTCGGCATAGTCAGTTTGTTCGGTGCCCGGCGTCCAGATACCCGCTTCGTTGTTGTCCACACCATGTACCTGGCTCCAGGCCAGCATTAACATGCCCTGGTCGATTTTGCGCTGTTGCTGTTTGACCAGGTTGGCCAGCAAACGCGCAGTCACGTCATAATTCATCTGCGACTGGCTGAAAACGATCGCTTCGCGACTGACCAGGTCAGCCAGGCGGTCGGCTGCCGCTTCGATCACGATGTAATCCTGGGTGAGTTTCGCGCGCTGGATTGGTGCCATTTCTCCATTACGGAGAGCGGTGTAGTTATATGTAGCCCGCAGGCTTTGGCCGTCAGTGATGGTCGCCAGCGCCTTGACGCGCCCGCCCGCGTAGTCCACAATGTAATCCTCGTTTTCTGTGTAGGTCACATTTGGAGTGGAGTTCGTCAGCACAAACGTATTGGGTGTGATGCGCCCGTAGGTCAATTTGACCCAAACATCCAGGTCAGCAACGACTGTTTCGGATGTGGATGTGCCGGTATAGCCGCTCTCGCCGCTGAAGCGTTCAAAATACAGGCGCTCCGGCGAGTTATTCATGATGCCGACGTCAAAAAGACCGCTGGCTACCAGGGTCGGGTAGGCTTCCTCGATGATCAGGCGCGAAACCGAATAGGGCAGGTTCAGATCGCTGGTCTGGGTGGCTTCCGCCAGGGCGCGGCTTTCTAACAGAAGTTCGCGTTGATGAATTTTGTCGAAGCGTTCCAGCAGTTTCTTGGCAAACAGCTCGTTCGCCGTCCGTACTTTCGACCAATCCCGCGATGGGGTCATGGTCACATTCCGCACCGATTCGGCCAGTTGGAAGGATGCGCGGGCGAATTCCGGTGTGCCGGTCTCGCTTTCCAGGACAGGCATGACACCGTGAACACCGGAGAAACCCATCTTTTCCAGTTTGCGGCCTGCAAATAGCTTGTCGTACTCCTTGCGTTTGCTCTCGACCAGCGACTTGACAGCCGCCGCATCCTGCGGGTTGGCTGCGTGGATGGCTTCCAGGAACATCTTGTTCCCTTCATCGCCATACGGCAGATCTTTTGTCGCTTCGCTGATGGCCGTCTCGAGCGCGGTCTTGCGCTTGCTTTCCTGCAACTCAGCCGCATCGGCGCGCAGCTTCTTCATGGTCTCGAAGATGCTGGCGCTGCCATCGATGCCCAACGCCTCACGGATCTGGCCTTCCAGCGTCTTGAGCTGGCTTTCTGACATGGCTTTCAATTGCGCCTCAGTCACACCCTGGAATATCTCCGGGTGTTCGGCAAGCAATTTTTTGAGTTCTTCCAAAAGGTTCATTTCATCCTCCAAAGGATTGATAGATTCGAATAGGGTGACTTGCGCTTCAGGGTCTGAAGCTTCATTGGGTGCGGTCAGGTCATAACCGGTGATCACTAAATCGGTCACTTCGTCGATGCTGACCCCATCCACTTTGATGGTGACTGTTTCGCCGTTGGCGCGTTGACTGATACCCGGCTTCACACCGCCCTTCATTTGGGCGCGGATGTCTTTGCCTGCCGTGGTGCCGAGCAGGTTGCCCTGCAACTGCACCTGGCGACCGTCAAAATCAACAGAGTCCCAGTTGACGACTGTTTCGGAAAGCAAATGACGCCGATTTCCCTTATCTGCGGGATGGTCTGATTCGCCGTCTGTCAGCGATAATCGCCCCTGGCCTGCGCTCTCGTTCAGATGGGATCTCAAATTCCTGACCGCTGCTTCGAGCACACTTGCCGGGTAACGTCGATTATTTGCATTGATTACATTTGCCGTAATGCCAATCCCATGGATACGCCACGGCCCATCGGGATTGTCATTTTCGGCGCTTTCATCCAGGCTCAGCGACTGCTCCACGCTCTCGATCAGCCGCTTTCCCTTTCCTTTCTTCCCTCCCCCTAAATCACGATTCTCAGTGATTTGGGGGAAGCCGGTGGGGGGTTGGGTGGAACTTTCTTTGATACCAGCCGGTGCATCTTCTTTGATGGCTGCATAGTGCTTGCGCAAATGGGTCATCGCCGCTTTCTTCTCATCCACGCTCAAGCTGGGTGCGCCCCGCGCGCCTGCCAGCGCCGCCGCAGCGGCTCCCAGCCCGGCCCGGTTCAATACGATTTCAGCATTGATGATTTCGTGGTGCGGACCAAAGGCTTTGGTATATGCAAAAGTTGGCTGGCCTTCTGCATCCGTGCCAAAAGCGTCATCAGGGACGAAGGCATACACTTCGCGGATCTGCGCCTTTGTTACCTGACCTGCCGCATAAGCATCGGCCAGACTATTGCCAAGCGCGGTTTTGTCCACATCGCCCCAGGCCGTGTCGCTGACTTTACTGGTATTAACTTTCAGTTTCGTCTTGGCTTCGGTGATTGGCGCAGCTTCAGCAGTGGTATCTGGGGTTTGGGGTTGGTAAGTCAGTTCCACCACTGGCCACGGCTGCTGCGCAAAACTGAAGGACTCGCCCTGCTGGGTGAAATCCACCTGGTAGAACTCATCCGGCATCAAACGATCCGGTGCATTTGGCCCATAAACTTGCACGATCAGGGTCTGGTGGCCTGGTTCATTGAAAACTTCCTCCACTGAATACCAACAGCCATCACTTTCCGGGAAAGCCGTCCTAAACGCCTGTAAAATATCCATCCGCTGGTAATCCAGCGAACCTTTGGTGATTTCATCGAGTTGCTTGCCTTTGTATTTCATGGTTTCTCCTTTACCCTCCCCCTAAATCGTGCTCTCCGATTTGGGGGGAGCCAGTGGGGGGTCAGGGATGGTGGCTTATTGATAACTATTGACAAATCCAAATAATTGCTCTGCCGTGCTCACCCGCGCCACGCCGCTGACCGTCTTCCTGTTCTCACCTGCATCTGCTGCAATCATCTGCACCGACCCGGATACGAAATCGACCATGTCGTCATGTCGTCCTGGGAATGATGTTGCCTGGCGGATAAAATTGCGATTCCACGTACCACGCACCAAAAAAACATGTTTGCTCTTCGCCCGCCGCCGCCAGGGCCTGGCACGCTCGACCTTGTCTCCTTGGGGCTTTACCGCAGCAATTTCGGTGTTGACCAGCGCCTTATCCTTCATGAATTCCTTGAACACCAGTTTCTGGAAAGCCACATCCTCCACACCCCAGCGCGTGCCGCGTTCCTGGTCGGAGAGCATCCGCGAGCGCACCTCCGGCAAGAACTTTTCCAATTCGCGCTCATCGAGTACATCCCGAATAAAAAGGTCTTCACCGCGCAAAGCCACCGCACCTGTAGCATTCAGATCGCTGGTTTGGCTTTCGCCCAAAGCCAAATCCATATAGCTGTACCAGGTCAGGCCCTCCGGGGCTTTCTCTTCGATTCTGAAATCACCGTCATCGAAGAAACCGCCGCTCGGCAGGCGCGGGCTTTGCTGGAACTGTGAAGCAAACTCATAATCTTCGGTATTGCTGGCGATGGTCTTGAGTTGCTGCGCTGTATGTTTCTCCGGCCAAAGCGCCTCGCCTGGCTGCCGTCCCAACTGGTCACCGCCCATCGGGATGAAAATTCCACGCAGTAGGTTTTCCTGGAACTGCTCTGTGATGGTTGGGTATTCATTTGCTTCCAGCGCCAGCGCCGGGAACGAAATCACCTCCCACCGGTCGGCGTCTTCATCATCGGACGCCATTTTCGCCAACAATTGCCCGGCCACGTCCTCCTGGTCCCACCTGGTCATGATGATGATGATCGCCGCATGGTCTTCCTGACGGGTGTAGAAACTGGAGCGATACCAGCTCATCACCTTTTTGCGATTGGTCTCCGAATCGGCGTCTTCGCGGTTTTTGAACGGGTCATCTAGGATCAACAGGTGACCGCCCTTACCGACCAAAGGCCCGCCCACGCCTGCCGAAATCATCCCGCCCGCATGGTTTGCCAGCGCCCAATTGGTGGCCTTGTGCCTGTCTTCGCTAATTTCCACCGGAACTTCGAAGATGGATTTATTGCCAAAGATGGCCGCGTAAAGGTCGCCGTCGATCATGTCGCGCACCTTGCCGGAATGCTCCCCGGCCAGTTCTGCGCCATAACTGGCCAGCATTACGCGGATATCCGGGTTTTTGCCCAGCACCCAGGCCGGGAATTTCTGGCTGGCCGTGTTGCTTTTCCAATAGCGCGGCGGCATGAAAATCATCAACCGTCCAATACCGCGCTGGCCGTCCGAAGCGATGAATTCGTAGACCTGCTCCAACTTCTCGGCCAAGTATTGGATATGCCGCGCCTCGTGTGGGTAGCGCTTGTCCATGTAGCGGCAAAACGGCAGGAAGCGCCTGCGCGCGAGTTCGCGTTTGGCGCGTTCGGCCAGTGCTGCCTGTGGAGAAGCGCTAGTCTTCGGCATTTTCTTCCTCGTCTGTTTCGGGCAGAATTTCTTCTTCGTCCCGCAGCTTTCTCAGGAATTCCTTGGCGTCCTCGCCGCTCATGGCTGCCAGTTCGGCGTCACTGAATTCTGAAAGGTCGCTCTTGCCTGGGGTTTCCCTGCTGGTCTTGAGTTTTGGCGTATAATCGCCGGTCATTTCGTAAAACAAGCGCCGCTCCGGGGTTGCCCGGTAGGATGGATCAGAAACCACAAGCCCCGTTGCGCGGAATGCACCCGGTCTCCATTCCAACAAATCCTGCGCCTGCAAATCGGCAATCATCTGGTCGATGGCTGGATAATAATTCTTACGCCAGGTCGCAATTGCCCGGTCGCTGGTCAATCCCAGCACCTCGCGCGCCAGTTCATTTTGCGTTTTCGGCCAACGGAATTCCTTTGGCATGGTGGCCCAGGCGATATACGCCGCAATCCGCCACGACTTGGTAAATCCCGACTGTAGCATTCGGTGATAAGTCTCGGCCCAGGTGGGCAGTTCGTCGCCTTCCAGCTTTTCGTGCAACGCCTGGCGCGCGGCCAGGTTGCGCTCACGCACTTCCGCCGCTGAAAGCGGCTCCAGTCCAGCGCCATTCTCCTCCGCGTCCTTGATCAGTTCCGCGAAGTTTTCCAGCGCCAGTTGCGTCAACTGTCCGATTTTTGCCATTCTCTACTTTCGCATCCTTACCAACAGGGTATGGATCTCATCCAGGCAGTCATTCCAGCCTTTTTGATACCCTTCGTCTGAAGCAGTCTCAATGTCAACTACCCCGCACATTTTTCCGCCATTTGACAGGGTCACACATATATATGCCGTGACCGATACATCTTTCGGCCACTTCACCTGCGCCCATGTCTCACCGGCTCCGGGCCCGGCGATCAAATTCCCGACCATCTCCAGTTGGTCGCCCACTTTGAGCGTGCCGATAATTCCGGCTATTTGGTTGGGACCTCGCCGCACATTGACTACCGGTTTAATTGCAATAATATTTTTCATGTTCACTCTTTTTATTGATCGTCTTGCATCTTCAATTCATCGGTCATTGGCTTGCGTTTAAAAGCTGGTTTTTTATCAGGTGCGATCTCATGTATTTGATTGCTCAAAATGTCAACACCTTTGGACAATTCAAATATCCGCTCATGCTGCCGCTGGTTATTAGTCTCTATGATTTTTCGAAGCCTTAAATCTGTTTCCAATTCAATGATACGGGCAGTCAGGCCATCGATGAGCAATTTCCACGAACTAACATCATCCAGTTTGTTTTGATGTCTGGCCCGTATAAATTGAACCAGGGCAATCAATCCACTACCAGCAATAAAAGCCGCGATTAAATCGAAGATCAGTTTGATATCCATTACAGGTTTTTCTTTGACGCAATCACCCAAAACGGGATAATTGCGTCATCGTCTAAAGACTGGAGTTGATGGTTTCGAATACGTTTTTCACCAGCGGCCCCATAATGGTCAATGCCGCAATTACGACCACAGCCACCAACACCAGAATCAGCGCATATTCGACCATTCCCTGGCCCTGTTCAAGTTCCGGATCACGCTCCGTTTCGTCAACCTGGGTTGGACTGGGATGAAACATTTTCAATGTTCCCTGCACGCCATACGCGCTCAATAATGTGCCGATAAATCCGAAAACAGCAATCACAGCCGGTTGGTATGTTGCTGGGATCATGCCAAGCAAGCCATTGCCGAATACCACTATCAAGGCCACAATCGCGCCAGCTGCAGCTGTCGCCGGTCCTTCCAGCGTGGTTACGAATGGCAATGCTTTGGAAATTGATTTGAGACCAGCCGTTACCAGCCAAATCGCCCCGGCTTTCAACAGCGCCACCGCCCAATCTGGCAGGGTTGATGTGGGTGTTCCCTCCTGGCGCATCCCGGCTGCCAATACCGGCGTTACAACCATCAGGGATAGGATAACAACCAACAGCAAAACGGTAATCTTTTTCATTGCAATCTCCTTTTTAGATAATTGAACGGGCGGAAAATAAAAAAGCCCCGGCACATATCAGCATGTGCCGGGGCTCTCATCTCCCGGAAGTCTGAACTGGTCAGACCAGAGCGTTCCCACTTTAGATCGGGGAGCAGGTCAGGAAAGGGTTGACCTGCTCCCTAAGGCGGGGGGACCTTACAACTTAAATTTTAAAACGATTTCCCTGTTTGTCAAACATGAGTTTTCATTTAGTAAATATTATCGACAAAATAAAGCCGCCAACGGCAGGTTTCACCGGACAAAAGCGGGCGGGACTTGTACCCGCTTCTGGCGCGGTAGTGGATAAGGTGAGATAAAAGCGGCGCGGCGGAGCCAGCCCCGCTTTTGTCCGGTGAAAACGGTGTTTTAGCCTGCTTGCTCATTGAGCACAGCAGACCAGAAAGCGATTTTGACTTTGCACCAAGCCAGACCTAACTGAACTCCAGCGTAAACAGTGGTTTTGCTCTCTGCGAGATGACTTTCAAGATAATTCTCCAAAGAAGCCCTTTCTTTGTTCAATCGTTCAATATGCTCTTTAAGTAATTTTTTCATGTTTCACCTCAACAAAATTATAGCAGGCTAACGGTTTGCGTTAGCGGCTGGCGGATTGCGCAAGACTCGCCAATTGTGCGGACGGCTGAAAGCCAGTCCGCTGCACGCGTGGTTGGGCTGCCGTACACGAAACTACGCCTATAATCTTTCCTTTGCGGCATGACATTTCGACTGGTTCACCAACCTTGACCGAATAATACATATCTGGCGAAACTTCAAATGTTTCAACCTTGCCTTTCACGCTGATAACGAGCGTCCACTTTTCGCTTGTGTGCGTTGTTACGATGACGGGTTTACCGCTTGAACTCACGCCCGAACCAATACCACTTGAGGCAGGCGTATATTCTGCGCCGATAACCTGACCTTGAACGGTGTAAGGTTCGGTGATAAACATATCGGCAACTAGAACGCCGAGCGCAACAACAAGCAAAACACAAACGCCAACTATTGCGACTTCTGACCAATCAATATCTTGCAACCATTCGAGCATTTTCTTTGCCTTTCCTGAGCCACTTCTTAGGCAGCCCAACGGTGGCCGCGTGAGCGGTCAGGAACGGGCCTGAGAATAATTCCAAATAGCGTAATGTTCCGGGCGGGGGCTATGGCAATCTTGACAGATCGCGGATGAAACTTTATTCATCTCGTCACATTCCAGGCACAGCCAATAGTCCCCGTCAGTTTCGCTTGTATCCGCTTTCGGTAACGGTAAGCCCGTTCCTGTCCACTCGACGGGGTGTTCGGCGGCGTCGCGTTTTGGCGAGGCGTCATCTTCGATCACGTTGATGTCAGGGTGACACCGAATTGCATCCCATTCATCGCTGAATATTGCACTACAAACGTTGCATTGATACTTTGTCATAATTCTTTTTCTCCTAAAGAGCCGCCGAGACACCACGTTCTCACGCGGCCACCGTTCGGCGTCTAGCGATTGCCCCCGCTCTTGGGGGGCATGAGCGACGCCGCCGAACGGCGAGCATTACCGGCGTGTGCCGCACTCGGAACACTCGACCCAATTGATAGGCTGCGTTGCGCCGCACCGGTGGCACACGTCCGGTACATGCAGTGTTAGGCACGTTTTATTCCGTCATTGTGTAGCTGGCTTCATCATCGGCGGCATCTTCGGGGTCTTCGTTATCCGGATTGTCTGCCGCCTGTGCGCTTTCGTGGGCATCCTGCCTGGTAAAGCCGCGAGCAATAAGGCGTTTTTCATAGCGTTCTCGCCAGGCAGCATCAAGGGCTAATTTCTCACGGATGACCTTTACCAAATGCCTGCCCATCATGGCCGATGTGCAATCAATAAATCCAGGGTGATACACAACAACCAAGCCGCGCTCTTTCTGTGTTGTGTCAGGGAAGACATCAGGCGGATACGCCTTTTCGATTTCGTCAAGAATTTCAGAAATATTCATGGTTCCTCGGCAAGTGCCTAACGGTGGCCGCGTGAGCAGTCCGAGACGGGCACACGGCCACCCATAATCTAACTAATCGGATAATGTTGAGGCAGGCGAAAAAAAGTGACATTCTTTCGCGTTATCTGGCTGCCAAGT